AGCATCTTTTCCGATGTTTGGATTCCACGCACCCAACTTGACATTTTCATCAAACCATGAATTAAAAATGGCGTTATTGGTAGCGGATGCGGGTATTTGGAAATCCTTGGTGTAATCCGTCCAAATGGTGGCAAGGTTTGTTAAATCCTTTAATTGCCTTGTTAATGGTACGGATTCATCGTTGAATAAGTCAACGGGCGTTCCGTCAATGGTTATTGAAAATCTAATCGCCATTATCGTACCATTTTATTAATCTTCGGTTGGTTGTATTCCATTTGGATGGTGTACAAAATCAACTTTTCATTCACACGGGTTTTCTTTTCAAATGTGGTGTCAACGATACGGGCTGATAATACCTCGGCACTATCCAACACCAAAAGGTTGGTTGAATAAAAAATTTGCTCAACAATATCAACATCGTTTTGACTAATCCAATCGGTGTTCACAGTCATCGTCTGCACCGAATTAACCAAATAACTTGTGGTGATTGGCACTCCGTATGTCCACGATTCGGCCATGTTGGTTTGTTTGAATATCGGTTGTTCGTACTTTTCTTTGCTCACACCAAAGGTTGAACGGAAAACACCATTGAACAAAAACGAATCATACACCCCGTATTTGTTTAGGAACAACACATCTTGTTGCCCGTACTTATTCTCACACACAAAATCAACGGGTATTACCACATCATCGCCCGTTTTAACGAAGGTAATGTTGGCATCCGTACCCCACACACCCCCAGCGGTCATTAGTTGCTTTATTTCGATTCCTTGAATTGTGTTTGAACTACTACCACCAACCGAATTTGGGGTTACTGTGGCACTCCCACAAGTAATGGAAGTAATCACGGAAGCATCATACCACAAATACGCCGATGGTGTTGCCGTGGTTAATGTGACTTGGGTTTTATCGGTGAACACATATTTGGTTGGATAGCCCACATTGAACCCTTGGGCCGTGTAGGTGTATCCCGCAGTTACCAAAATCACATTCGATGTTACATATGCCGTGTAGGTATCAACCCCCGCAACTTTGTATGCCCCACGAACTTTGACCGCAACCCGTTTTGCACCATTGCCGATGTTTGGTTTGTATGTCGGGTTATCCAAAAAGTTTTGTGCCACTTCTTGTTGCACCAATTTGTGAATGTCAATCCATCCACGCCCCGAACCATATTGGTCGGGTTTGCGGTTAATTGTCCAATTTGGTGAACCTGGCAATGTCGTTGTGCCACTCCACACATACACATCGCATTGATAATAGAATGAATCTGCGGTGTATAACGCATCATAAAATTGGTACATTAATGGGGAATAACACCCCGCTATGTCTTGTGGTTGTTCGTTGAATGTCATCGTTTGAATCTTGCTTTTATGTCTTTGGCCATTGCCTTGGTTAATGCCTTATTGAATGATGGTAATATCTCCTTTCGTGCCATTGTTACAAATGGGAATGGTTCAATACCAAAGTGTTTTATTTTTCTATTCATCATGAACCGCATACCCTCGGCGGTTGCCTTGCTCTTAAATCTTCCCGTTGATAAATCTCGTGGTTGGATGCGTTTCATCTTCGTCCAATTCCGCATTGATGCCAATGGAATGCCCTTGCCTGGCTTCCTTCCGTTCTGCACATAATCGGCAGTTTGGTTCATTGTAATCCCCATGTCCAACCCTTTGGGTGCGGGTTGAATAGAATTCACCAATTGACCAGATGCCACATAATTTCCACGGAATGTTTTTTTGGAAACGGAAATGGGTGTCCAACCTTCACCAACCTTTTTCCACTTGGCACGGATTGATGTTCGTGGGCGTTTTACCTCCAACAAGGTACGACACGCAATCGCCCATTTGTTGGAATACTCCGCAACAACTTGTTCGCTATTTTTATACGCAATCGCCATCCGTAACCCATGGGTTAATTAACTCAATTCCAACTGTGATTTGGTAACCCGCCAATACCGAATCCAATGTTTCCACAAAGGGGGCAAAAGTAATGGGGCGTATGTATTGGATTTGGTTGTAATAATCTTGTTCCGTTTTCCATAACCCCTTTGAAAATCTCACATACAAATCTTGCAGAATGTTTGCATAGTTTTGATTCTCGGTGTATCCGTATTGGCTGTATTCGGTGATTAAGTTTTCTTGTTCGTTTTCAGTTTTCAAAAAGTTCACCCTATCCGCAACCATGACATTCATTTGGATGGTTGCCACCTGGTCGGTTAATGCCACCGATTGAATTGAACAATGCATCAACGGGAATACCAAAAACGCCTTGAAATCAAATTCGGTTAATGTGCCGTGTGAGTAATTCCACCCCTCCAAATCGGCAATGTCTTTCATCACCTCAAATGCCGTTCCTATGTGATTATTGTTCATCGTTGTTTAATTGCTTTTTGTTCCATCTTCGCAATGTCGCTTTCGTAAGCGATCCACATACAAGCGGAGTGAATGGGTTTTGTATATACTTCTTCAAGGTTGAGGAAACTTCGGTTAGCAAGTCGGTAGACCATTCCAAACCATCCCCATTTTTCGGTAAGTCGTACTTCATCGACACTTCCCCCCTCTTCACCATCGCCAAATACTTCTGGGTAGAATTCAACAAGTCGATTCCTAAACTCCAAAAAAAAAGCAACGCACCAAATGCCGTGTTGCAATCCATGTCCTTAAATTCGGGGTTTAACTCCGCATTGTACGGGTTTATTTCATACCTTCCGTTCTGGCCTTCCTTGGTGATGGGGCGATACAAAACAGATAACACCTTCCAAATATCATTGGGGGTTTTTTGGTATGTTTCAATGTCGATAAATTCACCCGTTGACAATTCATCCATGTTTGGGATGAAGCCGTATTTGATGCCGTTCATTTTGAACCTGGGTGTGAACACGGGTTTAGATTCCAACATCTTGGAAATCTTAATCACACAATCTTTGAGGATGTCAAACGGGATGGCCTTCACTTCACTCATGGTTAATTCACAAAAGATGGCAACCGATTCCAATTGTCTTTGTGTTTCATCCATATCGGCCTTCAATTCATTGTACGCCAACATTTGATGTAACTTGACATCCTTCAACTCCGTGGGTACAATGATGGTTTTTGTTTCAATCATATACCCATAAAACGCCAATAATTGGGTTTGTTGTTGCATAAAAAAAGGGCATCGCTGCCCTTCCCTTATACATGAATGAATCGGTTTACTTAATTGATTGGGCTTTTGCCATCTTATCGGATTGTTTGTAATAATCCGCAGTTGCTACTTGGTCAATCTTGTCAATGGTTTTAATGATGTTATCATCACCCAATGCCTTTGCCATGTCTTTGAATTTATCACTCAATTGTATCCGCTTATCGCAGTTGATAACGGCTTTGTTAACCAACTGAATATAATCGGCAATCAATTTGCTTTGTTGTTGCTCTATTTTGGCGTATTCGGTTGATAATGCTTTCACTTCATCAACAATTCCCAATTTAATGTGTACAGATTTGATTTGCATTTTGTTTTTTTTTACAATGCTTTGATGTCAATGTTTAACGCTTTGAACATATCATTTGCCATTTTGCGTTTATTTTTAATGACCTTAATTGCATTTGGTTCACCAATGCTTTCGGCCATTGGAAGGTATTTATCACACAACACCACGATGGCTTTGTATTTTTCTTGTGCGTTCACGAAGTTTTGTTTGGCTTCCTTTTTCAAAGCGATTGCCTTATCCATGAATTTTGCGGGTTCCAATTCCGCTGCCTTTATTTCATCCAATGCGGCTAATTCGATTTTATATCCACTCAATTGCATACAAATAAAACGATTCTGTGTGGTGGTGTTTGGTTTTAATCGGTATTGCAAAAACACTCAAACGATGGGTCGTTATCCCATAACCCAATTTGACTTTGTGCTTTGTCTTTGATTTGTTGGTAACTGATTTCTTTTTTGAATGTGCTTCCCGTTTCGGTTTCGTGCTTAATCCACCAATCAAACAATTCGGGTTTTTCTTTGGCGATAATTGCCAATTTGCCTTTCCCTTTCAAAAAACAACCATCACAATTCCCGTATGGTTCGTTCACTTGCAAATCAAATGGTTGTTGTTTCCACCAGTTCAACACATCGGCCTTGGTTGTTTTCCACTTAACCAATGGTAATTCAACATCAAATTCAGCATCTTTTATTTTGTTCCATCGCCTTGGTTCATCGTATCGTATGCCGTTGAATGATGTGTAATCAGTAACCCCAATGGATTTCAAATACCTCCGCAATGTGTCAATCTTCATAAAGGTTGTGCAATATCTCAATCGTTGGTTGGGCAAGAATTGTTTTTTGTGGGCAATGACTTCATTAAATGGCCTTCCATTACGGGATGCGGTTTCGTATGTTACAACCTCAAAGTTGTTCCCAAACCGATACTCCAACCAAACTATGTTTAACCCCCAACGCTTATCACACTCATTGATGAAATCAAGTGTTTGTGGCATCTCCTTTCCCGTGTTCTGAAAAGTAACAAGGTATTCACCACCCTCATCGATTAGGCGTTTGGTCATATACGCGGATGTTCTACCCCCGCTGAAATTTATGATGTTCATACCAATCGTTCATGTAGGATGGTGTGTACCTGGGCGTGATACCTTTGCATCTCCTTATCCGTTACCAAAATGTCCGTAAATTCCCGAACCGATGAAATAATAGTGGAATGGTCAAGGTGTGAAATGTTACCAATCTCCATGAATGTCATGTTTAGGCGTTTACGGCAAATGTGGTTGAACATGTGTCGGGCATACATTGGTTTGCGCTTCCTTGACTTGGTGATAATTTGGTCGGGTGTCATGTCCATTACCTCACAAATAACCCGTAACACTTCACCCCATGTGGTAGGGTTATCGTTTATGTCCGTTTTTGGTTTGACAATTTCTTGTTTGAGTAACCTCACTTCGCGGTCATGGTTCATCTTGTTTTCAACTACCAACAATCGCAGTCGTTTAATTTCTTGTTTAAGGTTGTGTATTTCTTGGTAATGGCTTGTCATATCAAACGCAAAGATACAAAATCCACATGAAATAAACAATTACCGAATATCGTAGTTTCCGTAATTAGATTTGATTCCAAGTGCCATCATTTCGTGATAACGCCATGAATCAATCCCGTGATCCGTTCCAATCGGGGTGTTCATGGTTCGCCCTTGGGTGTCCGTATCCCAACAATAATTTCGCAGTTCCTTAATTAGGTTTGTGGATGTCGATGTAACCAAATACGATTGGGATTGCATGATTTGAATTCCGTAGTTGATTGAATCTTTGCCCTTGGTTACTCCCTTGATTCTTATTCCATACCTCCGTATCTCATCAATTGATTTTGGTTCGGCACTATCCGCATAAACGGGTACATGGTTGGGTAATGCCTTTGCAATGTCCGAATTAAGCATTCCCGTGCGGTATGCGACCTCATCAACGATTCGTTGACCATTGTATTCATAAACGGAAACAATCGCCGTGGGATCGTTTGTGTAACCGAAATCCACACCACAACCAACCAATCGTGCATCCTCTGGGATTTTGTCGATGGTTTGCCAATTGCTGAATATAACCCCTTGTAAATTTCCAATCTCACCAAGGCCATATACCCGCCACCAATTGGCCCAATAGTTGGATGTTTCCGCCCTATCCCGTGCCTTTTCAATTTCGTTTACAATTGATTTGTCCAACGCTTCATTGTCTTTGTAGGTTAGTACAATCATCTCCGCATCCGCATCGTTTACCAATTCACTATCCACCCAAAATTCCGCCACGGGGTTGTAATCCAAGTAAATGAATTTACGGGTACGAATGGCCATTTGGTAGTATGATTCCCAATCAATGTTGTTGCACTCGTTTACGAATAACACATCACGCCTTGCACCCCTCAATTTTTGGGGTTGGTCGGCTGAAAAGAATTCAATGTAACTATCGTTGGAAAAGGTATATGTCAATGATGATTTGTTCCACTTGTTGGCATCGTACATTCCCACCATGTCCATAATTTTAAGGAAATCACGGATTGCACCCCTTCGCAAATGCGGGATGGTTTCCGATACAACCGATATTTCACACTTGGCGTTTTGTACCGCGTATGTGATAAGCATTGGAATAATGCTGAATGTTTTAGAATTATCACCCCCACCGCCGAAACGATGGGGGTTAAACCGAGGAAGATGTACCACCGCGAACAATACGGATCCTCTTCCTCAATTTTGCTATTTTAATCTGGGCTGTTGTCTGTTGTAACATCTAAATTGATTCCGTTAAAAATTGGCTTTTCCGTTGTAACATCAATTTGTTGGGTAGGCATACCAAACCCCGAATCCATCAATTGTTTGTATGCACCTACATCGCCTTTCCTTGCCTTGTGTATCATTGCCAAGGTTATCAAATCTTCTTGGGATAGTTTTTCCAATTCACCCGTTATGGGGTTTTTGGTGTCTTGCATTACCTCCAACCATTTGCGGGCTATGGTGCTTCGGTTCTTGCTTCCCTTGGGCCTTCCGTTGGGGTTTCGTACCTCACCAGGTTGTGGTGGAATTATGTTTTCTGGGTTTGGCATAATATCAAATTATTTTCAAATTACAATTTGTTGATTTCTTCTTTGACTTGTTTCCACCAATCACGCCTATTACAATCGTGCGACCAGTATTCGTCCAATACCTCATCCACACAAATTAACGCACATTGGATTCCTTCGTTGCGTTGTTGCAACCCAACCACGGTGAATTTGTCAACCAGTTCTTTTGCTTTGTCTTTTGGTGTCATTATTCATCGGGGGTTAGTGGTATGGGCATCCAGTAAACCACATGTAATCTTTGATCCGTGTGATAACAATGCCATTGTTCATCGTAGTAAACCGCCACATAAGGGAAACCCCGCACGGTCTTAACCAATACGGGGATTTCTTCTTGTGGTAATGTTCGTTCAATCTTCCTCCACGCTTTCATGTTCTAATGCTTCTTGGTAAGTGTCGTAAAATGTTTCTTCGCCATTGTAAAAATTTGTTACGAGGTAATCAACCTGGTGGCCCATGCAAGAACAAATAGAAACTCCATTTTCAAGCGCTATGTATACATAACCAGAATGTGGGTTAAATCCAATAGCCATGATTTCTTCGTTTGGGCATTCGTTTGCATACGCCATGAAAATCTTTGAAAATCCTTTTGCTTCGCAATGTGCGATTGAGTTACTGATACCAGTGATTTCAATTGTGTTTGTCATATCCATACCACAAATGTATATTTTGTTTTCCAAATATCAAAAGGTTTTTGAAAATTTTATTTTTCTATTATCTTTGTATCAGTTACAAGCGGGGTTAGTGTAGTGGCAACACACTTGACATCCAGTTGAGAATTGGCGTTCGATTCGACCACCCCGCTCAATTTTTTTGGATAAGGTTTGCTTAATGATTGACATATTTCATTCAACCTTTTATCAAGTGGGTACAAATACTTTCTTTTTCCTTTAGAAACAAATGCAGTTGCATTAGGATCAATTGAACGCGCGCCATTGATAGATTGTTCTTTACCCATTCCGTGCAACGATTTGTTGTGTACTTTTTTACCATTAATAATAAAACCCGTTCGTGTGTTTTCGTTGCAATCCCCAACATAAACCCAATTTGTTGCTTGGTAAATAATGCCCGTATGATTTTGATCAATGTCCGCATAACTTACAACCATTTTACACAAAGGCAATTTTTTCTTTAATAATTTTAACGAAATCGCCATGGCTTTTGATGTGCTTGATTGTTTTCCATTTAATGCCATTCTAACCAATTCAACAATTTGTCCTTGTTTCAAATTATATTGTGATCCGATGTTTGGGGTTGCCCCCGTGCCATAAACAATCACACCACACCATTCATTTTTATCATTGAACACCGAATACCCAAAAGTATTTACGGGAACTGATTTGGCGTAATGAAAATTCAAACACGCATATTTAACGGCCTTGTATGATGCAATTTCCAATCTCATAATTCCCCCGCTGACACGCTAAAATACGCACCTTTGTATTTCCTATCTAACAATTCTTGAATATCAATTTCCGCCTTTTGTAATTGTTCGGGCGTTTCAAAAGTAATTTTCATTGTTGCGGGTTTGTTTTTTTCATCACCAATCAATTCATCTTCCCCAGGTTCGCCCATCATAATTGGCAAGTCCATACCCCAATCTTTTAATTCATCCGCATCCCAATCGTTTGCCAATGCATCCCAATCCCATTCACCAAATCCCACATTGTCTTTGATTAGGAATTCCCGTTCTTGTTCCTCGGTTAGGTTTTCCGCTTTGATGATTGGAATTTCTTTCAATCCGATTTCTTGAATGGCTTTCAATCTCATGTTGCCACCCAATACCATCATTTCATTGTTTACCACAATGGGGCGTATCTCCAACATTTCGGGGAAGTCCTTAATTGACTGTACTAACTTCTTGAATTTGTCATCCTTCAAAATTCTGGGATTGTTTTCATTTGCATGAATGTCCGTTGTTTTTACCCATTCTATATTCATTTGTTTAATTTTATTTGGTGTACTGTGATTAGATATTCGTTTTTTAATTTTGTTCCAAAGTGAACTTCGTGGTGGCAATCCCGACATAATCCCATAAGGTTTTCGATATTGTCTTTGCCCCCGCGTGACCTGGGGATAAGGTGGTGAACATCAATACATTGTTTCCCGCAGTTTGGCACTTCACATGGAATCCAGTCATGTTGGTCATACCCAAAATAATTCAAATATGTTTTTGTATGTTTTTGCATTGTTGATTCCCTTTTCGTATAACCTAAACGCCACCGATTCCGATACCCCCATCCGTTCGCCAATTGCTCGGAATGTGTAATGGTAATCATCGCGTAAAATCATCACAGCGTATTGCTTTGCAGTTGTTTTACTGCGGTTAGCCATGGCCCCCATTTTGCTCGGTCTTGAAATTGTATTCTGCATTTTGTACACATATAAATTTGGTTGGGTTCAATCATTGGCCCCGTTTCATTTATTAATTCTTTTGTTGATTCTTTATTGTTATCGCAACAATCACAAAGGTTTTTCGTAAGTTTCATAAACTTGTGTCAATTCGTTTATCATGGTTTGCCATGCCTTGGGGTTGCAAGTACACGGCTTGTAAATTCTTTTGCTTTGAAATACCCTTGACCAAATTTCCGCAACCCTTGTGGCTTCCATTGGTGATAAGGTTTGGGAATTTACCGATTTGAAATGTGTCCACCAATCGTATTCGCCTTCGGTCATGCACAATGGTTTCCGATTTGGAAATAGTTTGTTCAATTTGTGTTTACGGGCATCGCAGCCGCAATCCTCGGAGTTTACCCATTTGACAATGGCTTCAATCCCCGTGGCTTTCGTTACCTTCTGGATCGTATCCCCCAACCCTATTGATGGTCGTGATTCGGTAAATTGTTTCCGTGTGTCGCTTTTCTTCTGCATAAATTTTGTATTTTGTTTGTGTTCGTTGTTTGATGTGTTGTTTGGCGTTTTTGATTGAGTTAAAAACTGAATGTGTTGGTATTCCCGTGCGTTTTTCAATATCCCTCATGGAATGTCCGTACACAAAATGTAACTCCAATAACATTTGGTCGTAATCCCGCAGTTCATCAATTGCCTTTTTTACTTCACCCATCAATTCCAAATGTGCCATTTCAGCCATTTCGGGGCTTTCTACGGGGTTAAATTGGTCTTGGTGTGGTATTGTCTTGTTTGATGCCCGTTTGATGTCCATAAACGCATTGTGTAGCATCTTGAATAAATAGATGGTGTTGATGGTTCCGTTGTAATTGGTCAACCTCACAAAATTTCCCTCCGCCAATTGGATTTCCGCCAACTTCAAATACATTGATTGTACCATGTCATCCGCTTCATCGTTGCTTGCA